ATCTGAGTGGCGCGCCGCCGCCCAGCTTCAATTTCATCGGACCAGGCGTTTCCGACGAGATCGTGTGGAACGGCGAACCATACAGCGTTACCAGCGTCGGGCCCTGGAACGATTTCGGCTATTACTTCGCCGTGCTCCTGCGCCTGCCCGGGTTCTGAGTTTTCCACAGAGCCAGGCAAATAATTTCAGGAATAATTTTCAACCGTTTTTACAAAAGCTCGCGCCGCAGCCAATACTGACGGCCCTTTCCCAATTTCGTCACAGGAGATCCGCATGAGTTCCGCGTACAACTTCATTTTTTCGAACACAGAGAGTGTGGCCGTCAGCAGTCTGCCGGCGAACATGCAGCCGGGAGGCGATCCCGGCGTCGGACTGTTCGATGCGAATGCGCCCACACCAGGTACGAACGGCGCGCCTCTGGTGCGCGTGCCCGGCAAAGGGCTCTGGATGGTCATCAACGGCTTCTGGCAGCAGATCGCCCCGGCGCCTGACACCGGCGGCGGCACACTGCCTCCCGGCAGCGTCGGACAGGCGCAGCTGCAGCCTGCGAGCGTCGGCACCGACCAGCTGATCGACGGCAGTGTTACTTTGGCCAAGCTCGATCCGGCGCTCGCTCTGCCTGCTGACAGCGTGGGCACGCCGCAGCTCCAGGATGGCAGCGTCACGGCCGAGAAACTGGCGGGCGGGTTCACTCTGCCTGCCAACAGCGTAGGCACGCCTGAGCTGATCGCCGCCAGCGTCACTCAGGACAAACTCGCGCTTCTGAGCGTCGGCGGACCGCAACTCATTCTTGCGAGCGTGGGCCAGCCCCAAATGGGCCTTCTCAGCGTGGGCACGCCGCAGCTGATTCTCGCCAGCGTGGGACAGGAGCAACTCGCGCTTCTCAGCGTGGGCACGCCGCAATTGATCGATGCCAGTGTTACGGCAGAGAAACTCGCGCCGGGAGTTTTCAGTAATCCTGTGGCCGGATTGCAGGTGGCGCAGGCGACTTACGACTTCTCGGTCGATGGCGGCGCCGAAGGCACGATCACGCCCGCTACCAATGCGGTCATCCCGGCGAACGCCATCGTCATGAATCAGGTGATCGACTGGACGACGCCCGCGGCCGGCAATAACAACGTCACTGCCATCGGGCTTACCGGGCAGGACGCGGCACTGCTCGATCCGACTGAAAGGGTCAATCTGACAGGCATCATCCCCGGCAACGTTCAGTTCCAGACCAGTTCGACCTGGCTCAAACTGGCGGCGGACTCTTCGATCACTCTGACTGTCACACAGGCTCCTTTGACTGCCGGCGTCTGCAATATCTGGGTCTTTTACCTGTCCGTCCCGGCGTAAGCGGCTTATTTCATAAGTTGCAACTCCTTATTTTATAAGCGCCTGAAAGCCGCCACTTCTCATTTTTCCCCCGGATTTGAGGGGCGCAGACCCGTATGCCTTATCAGATCAACTACCCGAACGGTCAGCAGCTGAATTCATCCGCCCAGACGCCCAACGGGATGGAGACGATCTTTCAGGCGCTGAGCATCGGGATGCTGGGGATCGATTCGATTCCTCCGGTGAATCCGAACTCTGCTTATCAGGCAGTGCGCTGCGCCTTTCAGCAGAAAGGGCAGCCGTCCTGGAGTATCAATAACACCGTCACCACCATTTCGGCGCTCATTGACACCGATCCCTACGGCAAAAGCCGGGACGAGCTCATCGGGCCGAACGATGACATCAGCGTCACGCAGTATCTCTCCTACACGCGCGTCTGGCGCTTGCACTGGGACATCTACGGACCGTTCGCTCAGAGCTATGCCGAAGCCCTGATATCCGGCTTTGCCCAGGTGGACTGGGTCTTCGACTGGATGGTCAACGGCTGCAACGGCATGGCGCAGCAGCCGATCTATTTCGTGGCCGATCCCGTCGCGCCGATCCGCGCGCCTGAGAACTTTCAGCGCCAGTGGTGGGAGCGGGTGACGCTCGATCTCCGGTTCAACGAGCTGGTGATTCAGACGGTTACCGTGCCGACGGGCATCTCGGTCGAGATCACGGTTACGGCCGATACCGGCGAGACCGAAACCTTCACTGTGACCGCCGCCTGACAGCTGTTCCGTTATCCCGAATTTTCAAAAGCGAAGGACCTATTTCCTATGGCAACGTTTCCGCTTTCTCTGCCGCTTAATGACATCATTCCGGTTACCGTCGTCATCTCGCCGGTGGTACCGCCAGGGCCTGCTTTCAACCAGGCGCTGATCCTCGGTTCGAGCACAAACATTCCGTCATCCATCCGCCTGCTGCAGTTCACCGCGCTCACGCAATTGACGGTCAGCAATCCGAGTATCGGCTTCGTCGGCTTCGCACCAACCGATCCGGAGTATCAGGCGGCTGAGGTCTACTTCGAACAGAACCCGGCGCCGTTCTATCTCTGGATCGGACGCCGGGACCTGACGGCGCTCGGTGCCGTCTCGGTCGCGGCCGGCGGGACAGGCTATGTCATCGGCGACATCGTAGCAGTCGTCGAGTCCGCGAATTCGACCGGCAGTCTGGTGGTAACTGGCATCGTGAGCGGCACCGGCGCAGTAAACGGTGTCAATCTGATTCCCGGCAAGCAGGGCACCGGCTACTCGACCGGGACCGCCTTACCCACTACAGGCGGAACAGGAACCGGCCTGACGGTGACGATCGTATCGACCGGCGAATCCCCGGCTGCGGCCATGGCCGCTTGCCGCCTCGCTTCGCCCCAATGGTATGCCGCGTCGAACGTCAGTCTTCAGGACTCAGGCACACCCGTTGCCACGACCACGGCCATAACGAACGCGGGACTGCCGCTCATCAACGTAACCAGCCCCACCGGGATCGCTGTCGGGCAAATCATTACGGGCGCAGGCATCCTGGGCAATACAACCGTCATCGGTCTTATACCGGGCACGCCCGAAGTGGTTGAGCTTTCGCAGGCTCCGACCGCCAGCGGCACCGCTGTTCCGGTTCAGTTCTTCGCCCCGCTTTCCGTCCAGTCGAACGTCAATCTGGCCACTTTCATCGAAGCTGCCACACCGCCCAGCATCCTGTTCCTGACTTCGGGCGATCCGGCGATCCTCAATAATTCGCCGAACAACCTGTTTGCGACATTGCAGGCCGCGAGCTTCAATCGCACCTGTCCGGTCTATGCGACGACGGAGCTGGGCGAGTCGAATCAGTTCAACGCTTACGCGGGCGTGGCGGCGATGGGATACGCCATGGGCGCGAACACCGGCACCGCGTCGAGTTACTTCACGCTCATGTTCAAACAGCTGATCGGGATCATACCGGAACAGCTGACACAGCAGCAGGCGACTACCATTTCCGGTTCGGCCGACCGGACCAACATGGGCCTGAACGGGAATATCTATGTCAATTACGCCAACGGCGATTACAAGATCTTCCAGAACGGAACCATGGCCTCGGGCCGCTTCGTGGATATCACGATCTTTCTCGATCTTCTGGTCAGCGAGATTCAGTACGGCGCGATGAACACGCTGGTTTCCCAGCCTTCCATTCCGCTCAATCAGGCCGGGATCTCGATGATGATCTCGGCGATCACTCAGGCTTGCGTGGCGCTCCAGACCATCGGCTTCATCAACACGTCCGGCGTCTGGCAGGGCGTCACTATCGGGCCGATCAGCCCGGGGACCAATCTGCCGAAAGGCTATTACGTCTACTCGCCGCCGGCGAGCTCGCTCACGCAGGCGCAGCGGCAGAACAGGCAATTCCCGCACATGAACGTCCTGATCATCCTGGCCGAATCCGGCCAGTCGCTCGCCATCACCGTGAACGTTCAGCCGTAAAAAGACAGCCGGTTTAAAGGAGAAACGTTATGGCCCAGGGAGTACTTGCTACTTATTCCGGACTGGCTCTGAACGGGGCGATCAACAGTCCGCTTTTCGGTGCGATCATTCTGGCCGGCATCAATCAGGCCGGTATCAATCGGATCACGATCCGCATGGACACCAACCATGCGGAGTTGAAACGAGGCATGGACGGCGCACAGGTGCCGTCTTACGTCCCCGGCGAGTCGGGCGTGATCGAGATCAGCGTCTGGCAGACCAGCCAGCTGCAGCAGCAATTACTGCAGGCTTACAACGCCGTGCTGACGCTGTCGCTCACCGGCGACGTCTCGGAGTCGTTCGGCGCCACCATCTATCTGGAGAACACATCCGATCAGTCCTCGCATACCGCTTCCGGCTGCATGCTGCAGAAGGTACCGGACAAGCCTTATCAGGAACAAGCCCAGGAGGTGAACTGGATGTTTACCTGCGCCCACATCATCTCGGAACCGGGCGGCGCGGTCGGCGCGGTCATCGGCTCCGTCTCGTCGGTCCTCTCAGGCCTCGGCTAAAAAATAAACCGGCTCTGTGCGGAGAGCCGGTCCGTGACATCAACCTGCTATCGACTTACCTTGCCCTCAAGAATAACAGCTTTTCCACAACTATATGGCACACACACAGGACGTCGAGATCGAAGGCCGCGATCTCGAAGGCAACTTCGTCAAGCGCAAATTCCGCATCGGCCTCATGCGGGCCGATATCGGCTCGTGGTGCCTGTCGATCTTCATCAGTAAACAAATGGCCGATGAATCCAATTACATTAAAGCCCAGGGCTACGGCTTCGATGTCTGCTATCTGATCAAAGAACAGGCCAACAATACGCCGATCAAAATCTATGAGATGGGCGGGCGAGGCTGGCTGATCCCGGACCTGGCTTATGACGCCGGTACCGCCTATGTGCTCTGGGACAAAGTGCTCGAATTCAACTTCGGCCCTTTTTTTCAGAGAGCCGACGAAGAGCGGAAGCGCAAGCTGCTGGCCGAGGCTTCCACAAACGGGAACTCGGATACGGTCCAGCCCCTTTCCCCGGCGATCTCGACCACTATCTCTGGCGGCCTGTAACAGCCGGTTACTGGCGGCAGCATGAAACCTTCGACGGCACTTACAACGTGCACGATCTGGTAGCCATCAACCGCGTGCTCGACGTGATCGACGAAAACAGGGCGCGCTACCACGAAGCCGTTGCACAAGCCCGCAGATAAGCATGGACAATATCCTCGAATCCTATCTCGTCAAACTCGGTTTCTCGCCCGACATCTCATCCCTGAATGCCTTTCAGAATGCGCTGAAGCAGGCTGAGACCGCGGTCGAGCATTATTCGAGCGGGATGCTCAAATCGCTGCTGGGCACGCAGACAGCGATTGTGTCCGGTTTCGCCTCCGTATCCGCGGCCATCGTGAGCACGGTCGACAAAATGGCGATGGCCGATCAAAGCTATCGCCTGGCCGGCCTGCACATGAACATAACCGCGGAATCCGCGCGGAAGCTGACCATGATCACCAACGCGCTCGGCGCGTCGATTGAAGAGATCACCTGGGATCCGGAGCTGCACGGCCGGATGCTCGTCATGAACCAGGACCTCGACAAGCTGGGCCGGCAGCTGGGCCCCGACTTCGAGCCCAACATGAGACGGCTGCGGGATATGCGGGCTGAGTTCGGACGCATCGGCTACAGCGTGCAGTTTCTCGGGATGCAGTTCGCGACCTCGATCTTCAAAGAGATGGGCCTCGACTTCGATACGGCTCAGGCGAAACTGCACAAATGGATTGACGATTTTCAGGCGAACCTTCCGACTCTCGGGCGTGAGCTGGCGACCTTTCTGCTGCCGGTCCTCAAAGACACGTGGGGAATGTTCCTCAATATCGGCGAGGCTGCCAAAGAATTCGGCGTCACGTTCACCAATGTGGTCGGGATGCTGTCCGGCGACGAATCCATTCAGGGCACCGAATTCAGCGTCAACAAGCTGGCGATCGCTTTCCACGACGTCATCGGCTGGGCCAACGATTTCGTCACCACGATGACGAACGTCGAGAAGACTGTCGGTCACTTCGCCGTCGGCATGTCGCTCCTCGGAGATAAGAAGTATGCCGCTGCGGGCCATGAATTCGCGGAGGCATTCAAGGACCATCCGGTCATCTCCGGCATCATTACAGGCGCTGTGGCCGGCAGCGTCGTTCCCGGTTTAGGGACCGTCGCCGGCGCCATAGTGGGCGGCATCGGCGGAGTGGCGTATGACGCGATGCATCCGGATAACACGACAGCCGTCGATTTCATCAAGTCGCTGCCTGCGCTTTCACAGAAAAACGACACCGGCACCGATTCCGGTTTCTTCGGCGCTGGTGAGGTGGGCGAACACGCGCGTCATAGAATCTCGGCGCTGATAACAGGGCGACCGCAGCCCACGTTCGGCAACACCGATTCCATCCATGACCAGATCGTAGCGGAGGCGACAAAAGCCGGCGTCGATCCTCATCTGGCGCTGGCGCTGGTCAATCAGGAATCGGGCTTCGATCCGACGGCCCTCTCCGCCTCTGGCGCGATGGGCCTGTTCCAGCTGATGCCCGCGACGGCGAAACACATGGGAGTGACCGATCCCTTCGATGTCGAGCAGAACATACGCGGCGGAATCGGCTATCTCGAGGAACAGCTGAAAGCTTTCCATGGCGATCGCGCTCTCGCGCTGGCGGCTTACAACGCAGGCCCGGGCAACGTGCACAAGTATGGCGATACCATCCCGCCGTTTCCGGAGACGCAGAGCTATGTCGCGCGGATCCTCGCCGGCACGGACGGGGCCGACGTTGCGGCGAATCCGGCCGCGCAGCCGGTCGCAGCGGCTCCGGAAACCCCGTATCACATCGAGGTCCATTTCGGCGACATCAATATCAACGGCTCGGGTTTGAACGAACATCAGACCCGCCGCGCGGTCGCCGGCGCGGCGCAGGATCTTCTCGACTTGCAGAACCTTCACGATCAGGTGCAGCTGTCACCTGCGCTTCACTAACATGGGCGACAGTCTTATTCCTCTCCCGCTGACAGGCGTCAGCGGCTCGACGCAGGCTGCGCAAACGCTGAACGCCATGTGGCGTCCGCCGCAATGGACTCAGGGCGTGGGCGCCACCCTGACTATTACCGCCGTTCAACCCACGTCAGGGCAAACACCGCCCAACCCTGCAACGATTCCGGCCACCGCGGGCAACGCGACCGCGCAGCAGACAACGGTCATGTACGTGGTCGATGGCACGATCCGCGCGGATCACCAGCAGGAGATGGTCATCACCACCAATCCGGTGCAGACCGGCGCGCCGCTGAGCGATCACACGTACCTGATGCCGGCGCGCCTGACGGTCGATGTCGCGATGTCGGACGCGATGCAGTCCTACGTGGTCGGGCAGTTCTCCGGATCCGGATCGCGCAGCGTGGCCGCTTATCAGGTCCTGCTCGGTCTGCAGGTCTCGCGTGCCGTGCTGCAGGTGTCCACGCGGCTGATGCAGTACTCGAACATGATGATCGTCGATCTCGCGCCGGAAGAAACGGTCGAGACGCGCTTCGGTCTGAGATGCCGGGTAACGTTCCAGCAGATCATCACGGCGAACGTCCAGACCGATACTTACACCCAATTCGACCCCAGCCGCTACACGCTCTATAACCCTCAATTTCCCTCTGTCACGCCGTTGAGCGCGCGGCCGCAGACGACGGACCTGTCTCAATACGGATCGACCATGACACAGCCGGTCTCGGGCGCGATTACACAGCAGCACAGCGCCGATCTGATCCCATCCAGCGCCGCGCTCGCTCAGGCCCAGCAGGTCGACGGCGGCGGCGACTGGTCTTCGACTAACATCGCGCAGTTTTCCGCCAGCCGGTTTTCGCTGACTCCTCTTTCATAAGGTTTTGGATTTTGAGTGTCCCAATTCATCAGCCTGAACAGCAGTCCCAATCAGCAGCTGTCTGTCGCCCTCAGTATCAACGGCGGAACCGTGACGCTCCAGCTGGCCGTCCGCTTCAACGAGATGGCCGGTTACTGGGTCATGTCGATTGCGGATCCGCAGGGCGTTCCGCTCATCTCGACGATTCCGCTGGTGACGGGAACTTACCCGGCCGCCAACCTTCTCCTGCCTTACCAGTACATGAACATAGGGTCCGCCTATGTGATCAACATCAGCGGCGTGACCTCGCCCGACTATCCGAACGCGAACAATCTCGGCACTGATTTTCAGGTCCTCTGGGACGACAACACCGATTACATCGCCACCTGCGCCGGCACTTCACCAGGAGCAATTCTCAAACCCATGGCTGGATTCACAACTTCATGCGTCGGACCGCAAGGCCCGCCCGGACCGCAAGGCCTGCCGGGAATGGGCGCGGCCAATGGCGGCTTCGCTCTTCTCACTTCCGATCTAAGCAATAACATCCATCCGGACATCTCGCTCGGCCTGAGCATGGAGATTCAGCTGCAGGCCACAGCCACCACGACCGGCAGCGCCCCAGCTAATTCGCCTGCTCTGACGGTAGCGAACGGCGCAGGGATTCAGGTCGGCAATCTGGTCTCGGGGCTGAATATCCCGCCCGGGACCACGATCATCGCGGGCAGCGGCACGTCCTGGACGATGTCGGCAAATACCACCGCCGCGATCCCGGCCGCGACGCCGCTCATCTTCGATCAGCAGCTCACCGTGCAGCCGCCTGTCTGGACGAATAACTTCCTCGTGCCGGGCATGATGTTCAACCTGCTGCAGAAGCAGGACGCGCTCGGCAATCACCCGAACCCCATCTTCGTGACGGTCGCGACCGGCGGACCGGCGACAGGCAGTTATGCCGTCGACGCCAACCAGAAATATCCGGGCACCGCGGGCGGCACATGGACGATCTTCACGTTCTTTTATACCGGCGTCGCGTGGATCGTGATCAATTTCTGGACCAACATCGCCTCGCAGTAAAACTCAAACCCTTGACTCAGGAGTGAACTGAAAGATGAAAGCTGTCCTCATCGGATTGCTCGCCTGCCTTGCTGTTTACGGGCAGTCGGCCAATGGCGTTACCTTCGTGCAGCCTGTGATTACTCCGTCACCCGCGCCGGCGCCCACGCCGGGAGGCACCACTGCGCCCCCGCTCAACGTCAATCAGAAACTGGCGCAAGCCCTCAACATGCAGGACTTCGATTCAGCCCCGACCTTATCCTGCACATCGGTCTCGCACGACGACGGTCCGGCGCTGCAGCGGGCGATTAACTATGCGGCACAGGTGGGCGCTCCCGGCGAACCATCGGGACCACCAGACAGTCCGCCGCCGCCATCGGCTAACGGCACGTATGGCTTCGCGGGCGGCGTCGTCAGCATGCGAAACAGCAGCACGTGTTACGTCAATTCGATCCAGTCGCAGGTGAACGGAGTGATCCTGCCGCTCACTCCCTACGGTCTGAAGATCCAGGGCAACGGCAGTCATCTGATTCTCAATCCGGCGCTCAGTAGCAACGTTCTGCTCTCAACCCCTCCGGACTACGCCGGCGGCGCTGGTTTCGACAGCGCGACCACGCCGGTCTATTTTTATACCGGGAACCTCCCGGCATATTCTTCGTCAATCCAGCTCGCCACGCCTTCCGACTGTGCGAACTTCAAGCCGAGTGACCCGATCTGGATTCGTGGCGGCTACGGCAAACAATCGGAAAACAATGGGGAACTGAACCGGGTGAAGAGTTGCGATGCGACGGCCGGAATTCTTTACCCTTACTGGAATACGGCAAAGCCTTATATACCCGGTGGCAGCGCAACTCCCTGGACCCCTGGCGCGGCTCACACCGCGGGTCAGACCATTCGCGTGGGCCGGAACGTCTATACGGCGCTCAACAGCGGAACCTCCGGTACGACGACTCCTCTCTGGCGTTCAGGCGGAATCATGGGCGTGGGCGCCCCCGCGAATACCATTCCGCCGGCCCGCGTAGGCGACGGGGCGGGCGTCATCAACACCACAGGCACGGCGATCTGCAGCACCAATCCGTGCACTTCCCAGATAACGATTACCGGTTCCACAGCGGGCATCGTCCCAGGCATGCTGGTCACCGGCAACTCCGGTCTGGATGCGGAGAGCGCGGGGAACAACGGAGTTCTGACTCCGCTCTGGACCGTCATGACCATCAGCGGTAGTGTCGTGACGCTGAACCAGCCGATCAATTTCTATGACGTATGCGATTTTGTGGGCGGTGTCTGTCAGCCCGCGCCGCTGCAGTTTTACCCGCCGGGAGCGGTGATCTGGTCGGATCAGGGCTATACCAACATAACGAACGCGTCCAAACAGGCTCTGCAGAACTTCGAAATCGACGATCTCAAGATGACCGTCTCGACCGAAGGGGGCGGCGTGATCGTTCTGTCTCAGATGCTGGGAGTGATCTTCCGTAACGTGGAAATGGAAAATACGGTCGGCAACCAGTGGATGGTCGATGGCGCGAACCGGAATGTTCTTTTCGACCATGTGAAATGGACTTCGCCGGTGAATCATGGCGCTGAGTCAGGGGCGGGCGGCCAGATCGCTTACAACACGGTCAACTTCGAAGTCAGAAACTCGGAATTCTTTACCCAGGGCTGGATTGACGATCCGATCTGGTGCGACGAGTACTCGGCCCAGGTGAACCTGCACGACAACCGTCTCGGCGGAAGTGCTTCCGTCGCCGCCACCACGTTCTGTTTCGATTACACCGTTCACCATAATCAGATCGACATCGATGCGAGCGCCAGCACCACCGGCGGCGGCGCGATTTCGTTCGGCGGCTGCTGCGGTTCGATCAGCATCCCGAACATGACCATCGATGACAACGTGTTCAACATAGCCGTGAATCCCGCTGTGCCCAGCGCGGGCATGTATGTCGCGGGGACCAATATGAGGTTTCACCACAACACGATCAATTACACCGGCGGCTATGTTCCGATAGATCTCACCGGCGCCGGGGGCGATTTCAGCGACAACATCGTCAATTCGGACGGTCCCGTGGGCGTGTACATGGGTTCTTTCGCGCCGAACTGGACACTGACCAATAACATCGTCACCCGCACCAATGCGATTACAGCGGTGGGTCTGTCAGTTCTCAATTCGAACTCAGTCGCCGTTTCCAGCGTTCAGAACGGCACAATCGTGGCCGGAATGTTCGTGGCCGGTTTCGGCATTCCACCGGGCACCTTCGTCGGGCCGAGTCCGGGATCGAGCATAACGCTCGTCGACTCGACGGGCGCGTCGGTGAATAATTACGCCGCACTGAGTCTGACGCCGCTTGTCTTCGGCCTCGCGGGCGATCAGATGTTCGATAACAATAACGGCTTTGAATTCATTGCAAATGCCGTCGTAGTCGGTTCCGGTCCGACGATTACGGGTAACACGATCGCCAATTTCAAGAACGGCATTTTCTTCGAGATGAACGGGGCCGACTTCCCGAACAGGGTCATCGGCATCAACAATTTCAACAATACGAGCCAGGCTTTAAACGCAGGCGTGGTCAACCCGATGACCTATGGGCCTTTGAGTTCGATCAATTTCAACGCGCCGTTCAATCCCCATTTCTCCTATCAGTTCTATGGACGCACGCACCTGTGGGCTTTTGGGCCGCAGTTGCCTACCAATCCGCTCGGGATCAATCCGAATACAGGCGCTCCTGTTGACAACAGTGAATCGCTGAGCCTCGACAGCAGCAGCTTTAACACCCTGGGCATTCACTCGGGCGTCGAGACCAACCTGGTGATCCGGTTCAGCACGCCGGGCTATCAGACCACGATCGCGCAGGGCTCATTGGCTCCGGCCTCTGCCGGTGGTCTGGCTTTCGGCACGATGACGCTCGGTTCTCCCAACAGCACGCAGGCGAACCGGTTCGGGATCTCGTCTCTGGGCGTCCAGGTACTGAGCGGCGGCACTTATATGTCGAACGACGGATCGTCCGGCGCTACCGACACCGTAAGCACGGGCAGCGGCACCTCACTTTGCACGCTTACCTTCAAAAGCGGACTTTTCGTCGGGGCGGCAGGAGCCGGTTGCGCGATCACTGTATTCACACAGAATCCCACCGGCGCAGTCTTCAATTCGCCCACTGTGCCGCCGGTGCAATTGCCTGTCACCAGCGTCAGTTCACCCGGTCAGCAATGACTCCGCAGCAACAGCAATTCAGGCCGTACTTCGGGCGCGCGTGGCAGTTCAAGCTGACCACGGGCACGGGCACGGTGACCCTGTCGAGCAATCCTTCCGGCGAGAGCCTGCGAGCCTCTTTCAAGGTCTCGACCCAGCTGATGGCCGCTTACTCTGCCGGTGAGCTGACGATCTGGAACCTGAATCCTCAGACCGCGGCCAGCGCGGTCGCATCGGGTTCTGTGCCGACCAGTCAGCTCTGGCAGTTCTATACGAGGGTGCAACGCGGCGACACCGTAGTGATCAGCGCCGGTTACCGGCAAACGTCGGCAGGCGCGTTCTCGCCTGAAGCCAATGTCATTTACGTCGGCAACGTGCTGCAGCCGATCTGGACGCGCGAATCGGTGGTCGACTGGAGGCTGACGCTGCGCTGCACCTTCGGCTTCCTCGGCGATGCCCTGAATTACGCCAATGTCTCGCTGCCCTCGAACGTCAGTTACTTCCACGCCGTGCAGCAAATTATGGACAAGAGCGGTCTTACGGCGCAGAACGAGACATCCATCGATCAGGCCGGTCTCTCCTCAATCCTGTTTCCGCGGGCGCAGGTGCACTTTGGCCGTCCTTACGATTTGCTGGCTGAGATCGCCCGGGACAATAACATGCTGTTCTGGGTCTCGCCGCACGGCGGCGGCGGCGGCGTGAACCTGCGCCAGGTCAATTTCGATCCCAACACCGCTCCCGATTGGGCTTATAGTCCGCCCGGTGTGCAAGCCACCATGCCGAATGGCGTTGTCAGCAACGTCATCAAGCAGACTATTATCGGCACGCCGGAACAAACGCAGGATGGACTCGATTTCCGGGTCGAGATGGACGCGCAGCCGCTCATCGGCGACACGGTCGGGCTGGCTCCGGGGACTCTGGTCAACCCCTTTCCGATCAGCCAGGGAGTCACGAAGACCGCGGCATTGAATCCGATCCCGAACAGAGCCGGTGTCTATCTCATCATCGGGCTGAGCTATGTCGGGGACACGCGCGGCCAGGACTGGTACACGGAAATTCACGCGGTCACTTCCAATTTCTGGGCGCAAATCGTCGAGAACGATAAATCAGCACCGCCGGCAGCGAACTAACTCATGGGCGACAATCCCGTCATTCCCGATTCGGGCACTCCCACTTTCACTGTTGACGTCACCGCGCAAGCCGATCAGGATCCCGGGCTTCCGATATCCCAGCGCATCCTGCGCTCGATCTCACGCTTCGATCAGCACGCGAAGAAGATCATGCAATCGCTGCGCGTGGCGATCCCGGCCATTGTCGAAGACTTTCAGCCCGGGCCGCCGGCGACAGTCTCGGTTCAGATCGCGATCAAAGAGCCGGTCCAGATGAACCTCAACGGGCCTGCCGGGCCGCCGATCGATGTCAAGGTCGTAAAGCTGGTGCCGGGACTGATTATCGAATCGATCCCGGTCGTTCTGCCCTCCGGAGGCGGCTGGTCGCTCACTCTGCCTATCGTGAAGGGCGATGAATGCCTGCTCGTCTTTGCTGACGCCTGTATCGATTCCTGGTGGCAGTCGGGAGGCGTACAGGCTCCGATCAGCTTCCGGCGCCACTCACTCTCGGACGCGATGGCGATCTTCGGCCTGCGCTCGACACCGACCGGCATCACCGGCTGGTCGACGGACTCGGCGCAGCTGCGCAATGACGATCAAAGCGTTGTCATCGATCTCGGTAACTCGGGCGACGTCTCGATCACCGCGTCCGGCGCGATCAACATCAAAGCTTCCGGAAACCTGTCCGTCGAAGGTGAGACTGTAGCGATCAAGTCGACCGGCGGGCAGACGACGATCGACGGCAAACCGTTCCTGCCGCACGCTCACTCGGGCGTGCAGTCTGGCGGGTCAACCACAGGACCGGTGGTCTGATGCCTTCGATTCAGGTACGCGCGTTGCAGAATGGCGATCCCGGCCGGGGCCAGTCTCTCGCCAACTTCATCTATGACATCGAAGCGGTCGCCCAGATCATCGGGACCACGCTCAAGCTGCTGCAGGGCGAGTGGTGGGAGTCGCTCAACACCGGCACGCCGGTCTTTCAGTCGATCCTCGGCGTTCCCAACACCACCGATGGCGTCGGCCTCATTCTGAGGCAGCGCATTCTGAGTGTTCCCTTTGTGATCGGGGTCCAGAATCTGGTGGTCACCTATGGCCCGTCGACGCGGCATTACACGTTCTCGTGCAGCGTGATCACGGCTTTCGGCACCATCGGCGTCAGCGGCACTCCGGGCAATCAGGCCGTCATCAACCAGCAAAGCAGTGCGCTCGCGGTCTCACCTGCCCGCGCGCGCCGCCGCTGAAAGCAAGAAATATGGGATCTTACGTTCCTCCTTTTGTCGGTCCGGCCGGCCTGCAGATTCCGCTCGAGCCGGAAATTCTGTCGAACCTGCTCACTCAGTTTCTGGCGATCTATGGCCAGTCGAACTATGTCGGTCCGGACACCGCGGACTATCAGGACACGTCGATCCGCGCGCTGCAGTACTCCGATGCGAACGCGGCCATGCAGCAGGTGTTCGTCTCGCTCAATCCGCTCTATGCCACCGGCGTCGCGCTCGACAATTGCGGCGTGCTGATCGGGACGGCGCGTAAACAGGCGACTTCGTCCACGGTTTCACTGACTATCACCGGCACACCCGGCGCGATCATCAATAACGGGCTCGTACAAGACCAGGTCGGCAATTTCTGGGCCTTGCCCGTCTCGATTCAGATCACCGGCAGCGGCACGGTGCAGACCACGGCTACCTGCCAGCTGCTCGGCATCGTCACGGCGGATCCGAATACGATCACGACCATAGCCACGCCCACGGCGGGCTGGACGAGCGTCACTAATCCGGTCGCCGTCGCAGTCGGCGGCGTGTATCCCAATACGGCGGGCCTGCCGGTCGAGGCGGATTCGCAATACCGCGCCCGCCTGCTGAGCTCACAAGCTCAGCCATCGCTTACTACTCTCGCCGGCACCGCGGCGGCAATCGCCGCCGTCCCCAACGTCACCCGGTCTCAGGTCTATGAGAATCCGACGAACTCGACCGATGTCAACGGGATCCCTCCGCATTCGATCTGCTGCGTCGTCGAAGGCGGCGATCCGGAGGCCGTCTGTCAGGCGATTTACGACCATCGCGGCATCGGCTGCAACACGTTCGGCGGGGCCACTCCGATCACGCGCTCGATCGTCGATCCTTCGAACGGCAATATCAGCCTGCCGATCTCTTACATGGGCGTGACCTATCTGCAGGTCTACGTTTCTTACAACATCCATCCGTTGAGCGGCTACACTTCGGCCGTCCCGCCTGCGATTCAGGCGAACGTGCTGCTCTATCTGAGCGGGCTCAGTATCGGCGAGGACGTCTATGCGGGCGAGCTGATCAATGCCGCGCTCGATGCGCGGGCCAATCCGGAGAATCCGACCTTTGCCATCCGCAGCCTGAGTTACGGAACGTTCGCCGTGGGCACGCCGTCGACCGCTGACCTGAACGCGCTTAATCCCGTCATCGTCGTGCCTTCGACTATCGGCCTTATCAACGGCCAGGTCGTGATCGGCGCGGGGATCCTCCCCAATACGACGATCCTGCAGATCGCCGGTCTGAACGTGACGCTCTCGCAGGCTCCCGTCGTGACCGGCGTCAACGTGCCGATCAGCGTCGTCAACGTCAATCCGCCCGGGTCGGATATCGTGATCGGCTTCGCGCAGGCGGCGCAGACTAATTCCTCGAACATCATCGTCACCCTCGTCTGATGTCTTCGCCTCTGGTTCCCAATCCGGTTCCGCCCGCGCCGTTCGCGCTGCCGAACAGTTACTATCTCAGGCTCGTCACCTCCGAGTATCAGGGCCCGGCACCCAACATGCTCACGTGGCTGAATGACAACCTGCAGTATCTCGAGGACGTGACGGCGGCGCTCCTCGAGATACTCAACGCTTACTATCTGCCGGCCGCCGTCGGGGCGCAGCTCGACGTGATCGGCGTGATCGTCGGTCAGACGCGGCTCGTCGGCTTCCAGCCTACCGGACTGAATTCGGTTGCGCCGGGAGGCGGCACTACCACAGGCAGCGCCGGGACAGGCTATATCGTCGGGGATATCGTTACGGTCATTCAGACCGGCGCGCAGAATGGCACGCTGCGGGTCACTGCCATCGGCTCAGGCGGATCGGTGAGCACGATCCAGATCGTCAATCCCGGCAATGGCTATTCGGCGCTCGGCGGGCCCAGCGTGCCTACGTCGGGAGGACACGGCACCGGCTTCACTTGTGTGATCGTCTCGACGATCAGCCCGATCCTCGACGACAATACTTACCGGCAAGTGCTCCAGTGTCGCGTCTTCCAGAATCACTGGGACGGTCAGATCGGCTCACTCGGTCCCTTCTGGCAGACGGTATTCCCGGGCGGGACGATCACACTGCTCGATCACATGAACATGACCGCGACGGTCACCGTGGGCGGCGATTTCAGCTCGATCCTGATCGACCTGATTCTGAACGGCTATATTGTGCCGCGGCCGCAGGCAGTGCTCTACACTTACGCGCTCGCTACGACCACGCTGCCGGTCTTCGGCTTCGATGAATCGACGCCTTATGTCGCCGGTTTCGATCTTGGCCACTTTCTCTGAAAGGACTTTGAACCATGGGGCAGTTTTTACAGTGGAACCCTTCTGAAGCGAATCAGGATCCGGACGCTGTCTATCAGACCGATCCGCTGCGCGTCAACGGCATTGCGACCAATGCCACATTTCCTTCACCCACGGCGAACAAGCTGTTTTATCAGCTTTCGACGTTCGTCACGGCGCTCGCCCAGGTGATGGTCGCCAAAGGTTACACGATCGATGACGCGTCGCTCTCGGCGCTTGAGACGAACCTCGCCGGCATCGTCACCGGCAAAGACAATCCTACTTTCAATCTTCT